AGTTTACAAGCAATATTAATGGCAGTAGGAATGTTCACTTCGTCAGAAATAGTTGTTAACTGATAAAAACGCCCAAACGAAGCTGGAACATATTCATCAAGAGTACGAATATGCTCAGCGATCAAATCAGTTGCTAACCATGCTTCATTATACAAAGTAGCAAAGAATGCATGATAATCGTTAAAGTTTTCTCCTTCAACGTTCCAATGATAGTTATGCGCTTTTAAATAGAAAGCAAACGTATCTGCTAGAACTACCTTCAAAGAGTCAGCTAATGTATTATTCTGTTCTGCCATATTAACAATCCCATGCTTTTCTTGACCAGTAATTTGCTTTTGATGGATCATTACCTAATGGTTCTGATCTTGCGCAATATGAATCTTTGTTACCTTTAATGTGCTTCTTGATATGTCAAAAGCACAAATTGTTTTCCATGACATTGAATGGTTAGGTTTGGGTACAGTTCGTTGCGGGTTTGTTATTGATGGTAGATTAATTCACTGCCACTCATTCCATCACGCTAACTATATTACATCAACTTATATGACGACTGCTTCACTTCCCTTAAGGTATGAAATTAAAAACACAGGAACTACAGCTACTAGCTCTAAAATGAAACAGGTTTGTTCGACTGTTATTTCTGAAGGTGGATATGAATTAAGAGGTCTTCAACAAGCAGTGGGCAATGATATTTTAGTTCCCAGAAGTATGGCAACAAAAGGAGTTTATTATCCTTTAGTTTCTATCAGATTAAAACAGACTAGACTTGATGCCATTGTAATACTTACAGCAATTTCTTTCTTGGCTACAGGCAACGGTGTTAATTACAATTGGAAAATTATTGCTGGTGGTACAATAACAACTGGAGGCTGGACCGATGCTGGAGTTGACTCTGCAGTTGAATATACGTTAAGTGGAACAGATTTAACTGGTGGGCGTGTGTTAGCTTCTGGATTCATAAACTCTTCGAATCAAGGTTCTCCGAGCTTGGATCTTCTTAAAGAAGCATTATTTAAGTTTCAGTTAGAAAGAAATGGATTAACAAACACTCCAGAACCCTTAACTTTAGTAGCTGCAGCTTCTACAGATACTAACATAGCTTTTGCGTCTATGGACTGGGAAGAAGTTTCAAGATAAGTTTTATTATAAATAATAGTAAACGCGATAAGGCTATCGGCAAACTCGCATAAACATAAACGGATAAGCCTAGAGGGAAACTCCGATGGTAGAATTGAACGACAAGCAGAAACTTGCTTTGTATAAGAAGTCACAAAGCTCGGGTTATTCAACAGGCGTATTAGAAGAAGTTTATCGCCGTGGTTATAGCCTATGGGACGAATCTTTCACAGGAAATCCAGAACAATTTGGTTTTGATCGCGTTAACTCATTTATCGCGGGCGGATTTGCTGCGGAATTAGACGATGATCTACTAGAGGGTAAAAGAGGTCTCTGGGACAATATCCACGCCAAGCGTAAGAGAATCAAAGCTGGTTCCGGCGAGCGTATGCGTAAACCTGGATCTCCTGGCGCTCCTACAGCTGCTGCACTTAAAGCTTCCCAGAATGAAGAATACACTGGCGCTGAAAAAACATCTCATAATAAAAACAATCCAGCATCTAGATTTGAAGGCACAAAGCAGTATGTTGCTGTCCTAGCATCAGACACTCCAGGTCAATCTAAGCTGTCCACAATTAAGAAAGTAGTTTCAGAAGCTACTTACCAAGGTAAAAACGTACCACTTAACAAACCAATGAAGGGTGACGTTAAAAAGTCCAAGGTATTTGTTGATCCAGACGGCGACGGCAAGGCTCAAAAGGTAAACTTTGGCGATAAAAATATGACTATCAAGAAGCACATTAAAGGTAACAAAGATTCATATTGCGCAAGATCAGAACCATTAGGTAATGATCCAAAAAAAGCAAATTACTGGTCAAGGAAAGCATGGGATTGTTAATATGGCATTAGCGGATGATCTAAAAGTAGTATTAGCAGACACTTTTTCTTTTTACTTAAAAGCGCATAACTATCATTGGAACGTTGAAGGACCAAACTTCAGCGATTATCATGCGTTCTTACTAACTTTGTATGCTGATGCTTGGGCTGCTGTTGATTTGGTAGCTGAGCAAATTCGTACATTAGATGTGTATGTTCCTGGTTCTTATTCAAGATTTAAGGAACTGTCAACCATCGAAGAAGAGCTTAAGATTCCTAATGCTATGACTATGTTGAGCAGACTCGAAGCTGACAACAAAAAGGTTTTAGCTTCTTTGATGGCTGCTCATGCTTCGGCTGAATCAGACAACAAAAGAGGAATCGTAAATTTCCTAGAAGATCGCATCGACATTCATGAGAAACATGGTTGGATGCTAAGAGCTCTTACAAAAGGTAAGTAAAATGGATAAGAAAATCGGTTTAGAACACACAATTAGAAACGTTATGAACAAACCTGCTGATTCAAGCGAGTCAAAGGTAGGTTTAGAGCATGCTATTAGAAATGTCATGACAGAGTCTATTGGTGGTCCTAACACCGATAAATTTAAAGGAACTCCACCTTCATTTTTGAGACCAATTCCAACTATTAAACCAAAAGTTGGTGATGCACATCCAGATGGTACAGTTGCAATCACTCAGCGTGGTAAAGATAAAATCAAATCTAGCGAGACTATGAAGGAAGAAGAGCAGATTGATGAGTTGTCTGGTGTAATTTCTGGTTTAGCTAAAGGCGTTAGTTTAGCTACAAAATACAGCGATGATGCTGCAAAAATGGTAGACGACTTTTTCAAAAAAACCCCTCCTGTCAAAACACCAAAAAAACCTGAGTATGCGCCATTACCGCCGCAAGCTCCTCCAGGAAATTTACCAGTTCCTGTTAAGCCACAAACTCCAGTGGCGCCAGCAGCACCAAAGCCAAATGCTCCCGCTAATACACCAGCAGCTCCAGCACCAGCGGCGCCAAAGCCAGCAGCACCAGCACCAGCACCAGCAGCGCCGAAGCCAACTTCCCCTGCTCCTGCTCCAACAGTTCCAGCAACAAAGCCGACTGCACCAGCGGCACCAAAGACGACTGCTCCTGCAGCAGCAACAAAACCAGTTACCAAAACAAAAACATCTACCAAAACAAAAACAGCAGCTGCTGTAGCAGCGGGTTTGGCTGTGGGTGCTACAGTTGCTAGTAAAATAAAAGATTTATTTACTAGACGTGGTGGAATTATATCACCTCCCGGAATGGGCGACACTAGCGGTGGTAGTGCTGCTGGGTCAATAGACGTTGGTACGTACCGCCACACAGCTGCTGGAAGAAGAGGCGATCGTTTCAATGAACAAATTGATCCTGGTGCAGCTGAAACGATAAAGAAAAAAACAAGAAAAGCTCAGATAATTAGAAAAGTAATTGACGAGCAAAAAAAGAAAAAAGAGACCTCAACTGTAATTTTAAATCCCAAATTAAAACACCAAGAAGCGGATCAAAACTAATGAGTGACAAATTAATAGAAGCATTCTTACAATTGCACAATAAAAATAAACTCGATGAAAAAGTGGGTGTCCCTCTTGCAGCCAGACAAAAACAGCAACAAGATGCTGCTAATGCTAAAACTACTAGCAATATAATGTCTAGAGAACCAACTGAAGCTCCTTCTTCAATTGGCACCAGAGTTAGACAAGGAGTTGATGCAGTAGGCGCAGGAATTACTGGTTTTAAAAATCAAGCTCTTTTTGGTAAAGAAGTTGCCGCATTTGGCGATTATGCAGTAAAAAATACTGTGGGTAGACTTTTAGGTGGTCAAGGCACAACTCTTGATAAAGAGTATAGCCAAGAAAAAGAAAAAGAAGCCAGAACAAAACTAAACAATCCTACTGGTTATGCTTTAGGTACCGCAGCCGGAGATGTTGCTAATATAGCCAGTCTTGCCGGACTTGCAAAAACTGGTGCTAAATTCGTAGCAAAAAAAGTAATTGGTTCTGTTGCTGATGATGCGACTAAAGTCGCCAAAGGTATCGATGGCGAGATAACTACAGCTGCACCAAAACCTGGTTACAAAGATATTACTCCACCATCTTCAACATCTGTTACTAGAACTGCGACAGATGTTAAGCCAGCTGCTCCTAGCTCTGGTCCGTCAACTTCATTAAGCCGACCAAATTCATCTTCTGTTGGTCCTGCTATGAGAACTGTTGATGATGTACCGCCAAGATTAAGCGGACCAACCAGCCCTCGCGCTTTACCAAGCCCTTCGCAATCTTCATCAGCATTGGGTGGGTTCAGCAAAGTTCCTAATGTTGGTAGATTAGCTGCAGCCACAGCTGCTGGTGGTGCAAATGACGAAATTCATGTTATTGTTACCGATTCTGGTGGTCTATTCACTGGTACAAAAAATACAGTATTAGAAGTTTATTCTTATTTGTCAAAAGGATCAGACGCTATTGATGCTTTAGGTAATTCGAATTATTATAAAAATGTAATTTTCAATAACTCAAAGTATATTTTTGCTGTTGATCCAGTTAGTTATTCAACTACCAATGCCACATGGGGACGTGCTTTATCTAATACTAATTTTGCAACAGTATCTTCTGCACAAACAATTACATTA